TGACAAACTTGATTTTGAAGAGTATCTACCCTCAAGAAGAAGATATGGACAAAGACCGGGAAAATTTGTTGCTCAACCAGAACCAACTTCAGTAGGGCCAACATCCAAAGGGCTTGGAGCAACAAGGGGTATAACCCTAACAGATGAAGGTCTTACTTTTCTGTTGGCTGAGATTGAACAATCTCCGGAAAGCATAAATACATCATATTTAGATGAGCCATTCACCGGGCGAAAACACGAAACAGACCATTGGAAAGCAAAGGTTAAACTAGATAAAGAACGAGGAACAATTAAAACTTCTTTTAATAATGTTTTACGGAGTGTTTTTGACAAAATTAGAAATTATGGCGATCCCTATGAATTTTTCCCCGAAGTATCGTTTCTTGACGTGTTCGATGACAAGAAGAGACTTAGCCCACAAGTAGTAGACGCCTACCTAGGTGAGTTATGGAAAAGAGGTTGGTTAGAAGATGCTGATCCTGATTTTGAAGCGTTAGATACTGAGTTTAAGGGGCTTGAAAAAAATTACCAAAATAGAGCTTCTACAAGGGGAAGACAACTACTAGACACTAAAAAGAGAAAAGGTATACCTGTTGTAATTGGCGCTGCCTCAGACGGCACTATGGTATACAGCCCTGACGAAGTACGCCCGTACAGTTTAAGATTAAGTGACAAAGGTAAAAAGCATCTTGATAGTATTAGAGCGGGTAGAAATAAAATACTTATTGGAAAATCTGGAGAACGAGTAACAAAAATTGTTTCTGAGATTCCTAGTCTAGAACCCATACCTGACCCGACACTATCTGCGACTCAAACTCTTGATGACCAGTTACGTGAATCTAGAAAGCAATATCGTCAAAATCAAGCCATTCAAAACAGGATTGGTGGGCCGCCGATAGCCAATGAAGTTACCTCACCACGCACAGGTAAAAGATATGCTAACTACAATGCTATGGTGTCAGCAGAGGGTCCAGTACGGCCCCCCGGTGGAGAGACTGTAGAGCCAAATCGGGGTGAAGCTTCGCGAAAAGCAAAAGGAGCAGTTATTGCACGTAGAGATGTAAATACATTTAAACAGGCAATGGCTAACGCCGTAAGTATTAACCCCCAACTGCCTACACACCCTCTTCTGGATGAAGGCGGTAAACCAAACCTGTTTAAAGGCATTATGAGGGAAGCTCGTAAGATTGATCCTACAGTATCTATGAACGCAATGCAGGATATTAAGGACTACTTGTTTTTTACAGGCTATTTGGAAGCTGATGCTGCAGTATCAGAAAAGCTAGGACCATCTCGTTTATCTGACGCTGATGTGCCAGAGTATGTTAAACCTACCCAAAAGTATTACAAGGATGGTTTAAATATATTGGATGCTGGTGGAGAAAACGAACCTTTAGTCATTAGAAAGTTAAGTGCTGACCCTGACATGGATGATGTAAGAAGAGGTGCAAAGCCAATGCCACAAATAACCGGCCCTGAAACAGCAACTCCTGATAAGACAGTATCTGAAAGGACAAGTAGGTTTCTTAGATTTATTGAGGGCGGCAAAAAAGGACTAGGAATTATTTTACCGTTTGGGACGGGGGCTGCAGTATCTGCAATACCAACAAAAGGAGACACAACACCTCTTGGAGATAGAATACTTGAAGGAATTATAGGGTCTACACGATTAGCAGATGCTACTCCTGCAGCCAAAAGAGCAAGAGAAGAAGCTGCAAGAGTGCGAGAAAGGGCTGGACCCGACTATAAGAGAATGAGAAGTGCTGACGAAGAAACTTTTTCCCGCATTGCGGAAGAAGAAGCCTCTGGACGTTTAAAAGGCCCCAGAGGATTTTTATACCTAGACTAATAGAGAGGAAAAACTATGTACGCATATGGTAAAGACTACATCATGGGAATGATGAAGAAACAGGGCGAATTAAGTGACGCCCCGGAAGGTGCCCTGCACCGTGAAGGACTAGAAAAAATGCTGGTCGGCAAGATTGACCGCGATGCGTTGCAGGTAGATATGCCCCGTCCGAAAAGCAAATCGGTCGATCCGGCAGTCTTCCGCATGGCAGATCAAAAAGACTACTAAGTAAGGAAGTCCTATGGACGATTCACCTTTAGGCGATGTTACAGCAGCGGCTTTTGTTGATGACGCTTCTACAAATGTAGTTGGCACTGTTAAGTCAAAGTTTGAAGAAGCAGAGCATGGCCGCTATCAGCATGAACAACGCTGGCTAAAAGCCTACAAAAACTTTAGAGGTATCTACGACTCTACAACTCAGTTCCGTGAATCTGAGAATAGTAAAGTGTTCGTCAAGATTACCAAAACAAAAGTTCTCGCTGCTTATGGGCAGATGATTGATGTTCTTTTTGCTAATAAAAAGTTCCCGATTGTCGTTGAACCTAGCCCTGTGCCTGAAGGTGTAGCAGAGTTTGCACATCTTAGTAAAGCTCCTGTACCTCCACAGCAACAAGAAGAGCCTATGGCAGACCCCTATGGTTTTCCCGGCGATGGCCGCGAAATGCCACCGGGGGCTACAGAGGCTTCTCCGTTAGCCGGATTAGCCGAGAAGTACGAGGGAGTTGATCTGCAGGAAGGCCCAAGTCGTATGGGCGAACCACAGATATCCCCCTCACGCGAAACGGCACGGCACATGGAAAAGCTAATCCATGACCAACTGCACGAGAACAACGCCACGAACATTCTGCGCCACTCACTGTTTGAGTGCGCTCTTCTTGGCACTGGCATTGTAAAGGGGCCGTTAAATGAAAGTAAAACTCTACATAGATGGGATGACGAGAAAAACTACAGCCCGTATAAAAAGCTTGTACCCCGTCTTGAGTCGGTTTCATGCTGGAACTTTTACCCAGACCCCACCGCTACTAGTGTGGATGATTGCTCCTATGTAATTCAGCGCCATCGACTGAACAGGTCGCAGATGCGTGACTTGATGGACAAGCCTTTCTTTAATGGTGGGGCTATTGCTAAATGTCTTAGCGGCGGTCCTAACTACACGGATAAATACTTTGAAGATACTATTCGTGCAGAGAGTCTGGAAGACCTTGCTGCTGTTGACAGATACGAGGTGCTTGAGTTCTGGGGTAATCTGGACAGCGATCTTATTCGTGATATGGGCATTCCTATGGAAGTAGATGATCTTTCAGAGGTTCCTGTAAACGCATGGATATGTAACAATGAGGTGCTACGATTAGTCCTTAATCCGTTTGTGCCATACCGCATTCCATACTTTGCAACGCCCTATGAGATCAATCCCTATCAGTTGTTTGGTATTGGTATACCAGAGAACATGGAAGACGCACAGTTGCTGATGAATGGTCATGTAAGAATGGCTATTGACAATCTAGCCCTTGCTGGTAATGTAGTATTTGATGTAGATGAAGCATCTCTTGTACCCGGACAGAACTATGATATCTATCCGGGTAAAGTGTTTAGGCGTCAGTCCGGTGTTACGGGTACAGCCATTAACGCTGTAAAGTTTCCCAATACCGCTGGTGAAAACATTCAGATGTATCAGGCTGCACGACAATTAGCCGATGAAGAAACAGGATTACCGAGTATCATGCACGGTCAAACGGGCGTGTCCGGTACAGGACGTACCGCTGCAGGACTAAGTATGCTGCTAGGCGGTGCTAATCTCAGCGTAAAAACTGTAATAAAAAATATTGACGATTTTCTTCTCAAGCCGCTTGGTGAGTACATGTTCTTCTGGAACATGCAGTTTGCGGATGATCGTCCTGAGATACAGGGAGATTTGGAGATCAAGCCACAGGGAACTGCTGCAGTCATGCAGAAAGAAGTCCGTAGTCAGCGTCTAACCGCGCTTCTACAGACAGTGGCAAATCCAATGCTCGCTCCGTTTATCAAGATTCCAAACCTTATACGAGAGCTAGCTATTGCACAGGACATTGATCCTGATCTGTTGGTAAACGATATCAACGATGCACAAATCTTTGCAGAAGTATTGAGAGGACTAAATGCTCAACAAGGAAACATGCCAGACCCTGCTGCCGCTGGTCAACAATCAGGCGGCATGGGACAGTCTGGAGGACTACCTGACGGACCTCAAGAACAGGCATCAGGCCCTGCTGGTGGTGGAGAAATCGGACTTAGAGATGCGCTTGCTGCAGGGCAAGGTGCAGGTGGTGGACCACCTCCTATCCCTGAAGACGCAGGTTAATACACAACAGAAAGAATACAGCAAACGTGGCAACTAATCTAGAAGAAGCACTCCAAGGCGCAGGAGCGGTATCCGCTAAACCTGTGACTATGGAAGCTCTCCCTGAAGCTACTATTGATGTGGGAGGCGGTTCTCAGTCTCTTGAGATTGAAGGGCTTGGTGTAAAACGTAGAAAAGACGATCTTTCTGTAACAACGTCTTCTACTTCTCAAATTGCTATTCAAGACTTGTTTGGCGACCTGCTTGATGAAGTAAATTTTTCTGATCCTACTAGTGTAGATGCTTTTAGAGATAATGCAGCTAATCGTATATCTGGACTAGATTCAGCAAGTATTGACAGTATACTTGGGCGACCGTCTACTATTGCTGAAGATACTGCTGCACTTAGTGCTAGCTTCGCATCTACTTTTGCTGATGAGCAATCTTCTAAGAATCAGTTTAGACAGCTTTTTGGCCCTCCTGAACCTCCTAGTGTAGCTGAGTCGGGTTCTGACTCTGATTTTTCTGATGATGCTGGTTTTGATTTTGATGCTGCTGGTTTTGGTTTAGACGTTGCTGATCCAGTAGGCGATCCTAACTTTGGTAGTATTGCTGGGCTTGGTATAGGTGCTTTAGGACCGGGAAGCTTTGATGTTGGCGCTTTTGCTGCACAGCAAGCAGGAGCAGCCGTAGGAGTAAACTTTGGTGCAATACAGGGCGCTTTAAATGCAGATATATCTAATCCTGCAAGCGCAGTTAATGCTGTATTTAGTGCTATTGACGTTACAAGTAATATTGCAGATATTGCTCAGAGAGGAGTAAGTATACCAGACTTGTTTTCTAATGTTGAGAGAACTATTGAAGGAGTTGCTCAAAGTGTCTACAACGCGATAACCAATCCTGAACAAGAGCTAGCTTCTTTTGGTATGAATATGGCATACGGAACTCAGTTCCCTGACCTGTATCAATTTGACTTACCTCAAGGTCAAATGAACTTTGCATTTGATAAAGTAACAGGAAAAATAGCTACACCGGGACTACTTGGTTTTATGATGGGGATGGTGCCGACAGGCGTAATGTCAAGCGCGTATAATTTCGCTCAGGGCCACTCTAGTATGCAGCAACAGCAGGATGCTAACAGAAGTGCTATTGATGCTTTTGCTGGGCCACAACATACAACTAATAATCCTGAAGTTGGAGTGTACTCTTCACCCACTGCAGCACAAAATCTGGCTAGAGGTGAGGAAGCTACGACAGGTTCTTTCGCCGCTGTAGATATGTCAGCTTCAGGGATTGGCGCGGTTGGTTTTGATTTAGGCGCTCTTGCAGAAGCTATGGGACCAGAGGGTAATCTTAGTAATCTTAGTTATGCAGATTATGAAGCAGCATCTTTAAATGGCACTATGGGACACGGGTCACCCGGTTTTGATGCTATTGATGAAGAGCAAGCCATTCTTGACGATTTAAATGCCCAACTTGAAGGTGCGGGACTTAGTACCTCTAGAGATATAGCGGAGGCTGCTCAAGCGTCTGCTGTTTTTTCTAGCGTAGCACTGGCAGGTTTTGAAGCGGCAATCGGTGCACAGGCTATAGGTACCGCAACGGCGGTGGGTAATCTTTCTGCTTATGATATAACGCAAGAGGAGGCTGCTGGTTATTATTCTGACGAGGTAGACCTAGAGGCACAACGGACAGATGTTGAAGGCAGGATGGAGAATTTAAGTTCTGCTGTAGCAGCGCAATACAAAGACCAACCCAATACCCTTGCTTATGCAATAGAAGTAGCTAAAAGTATTATGTCATCTCCTGTACCCGTAATAGACCCTCTAGCAGAAATAAAAGCATATATGGCCATACCGGAAGTAGCATATCAAGCAATTTTTGAGACACCAGAAGCAGGACAAGCTCGCGCTGACTACGGGGCGTATTACGGTGTGCAGCTAGGGAGTTTTGACGCACAAGGATATAACAGCCCAGACCCCAGCAGAGACGCTATGGATTTAGCTAATTTTGCTATGGATATAACACAGAGAAGTACCTTTAACACTGCAAACGTGGAAGATGAATCAATAGGCGCATATATGGGCAGTCTTATGGGTGCTTTTGACTTTTCAACTATGGCAGAAACAATAGAAGCTTTTAATACCGAACCTCTAGGTGCTTTTGACATGGACATGAGTAATCTGACAGGTTTTCATGGCAACATTGGCGATGCTGACGCTGCCTCCGACGCGATGGGCACTGATGTAACTGGTACCGGACCTGCAGCGGGAGCGCCCGAAGACTTTAGTGATGATATGACGCAAGCTGATCAAGATGCAGCGGCTACAGAAGCATTCGGTGATTTGTCTTACGGTCAGGAAGACATTAGTGAAGCAGACGCGGACTGTTTTGTTCAAGGAACTCCAGTATTGATGGAGGATGGCTCTACAAAAGCTATTGAAAAAGTTGTAGTCGGTGATCTCGTTGCTGGTAAAGACGGCAACGCCAATGAGGTTAAATCTACACACATTAGAAAGCCAGACATTCCCTTCTTATATGGTTTCAATGGTCATAAGCCCTTTGTAACAGCATACCATCCGTTTATGACAAAAGAGGGATGGGGCTGCTTTGAACCAGAGAAGTTTAAAGAGCATCGTCCCGCTGCATATCAAGAACTTGCTAACGAACAGGGCGGTAAAGACCTAATTAAAATTAAAAAAGATTGTGAAATCCTACGTAGCGACAATGAATGGGTATTAGTTGAAGATGTTGTTGTTGAAGGTTGTGACCCTAATCTGACAGTATATAATCTTTCCGTAGCTAATGATAAAACTTTTGTAGCAAATAGTTATATTGTTCACAATAAAGCGGACAGCGGCAGTTGGGTTATATGTACCGAGCTAAAAAATCAAGGAAAACTTGATGCAGAGTTATACAATGTTGCATCTGTCTACTTTAGAAACAACCTCTCACAAGATATTCTTGAGGGCTATTGGGCATGGGCTATATCCTATGCAGAGCGTATGAAGCACAATAAACTTGCAACAGCATGGGCGAAACCGTGGGCGCGTGGGAGAGCAGTAGAAATTGCACATCGTATAGACCCTTCTAAGTATCCAAAATCTTCTTTTCTTGGCAAGTTAACAATCTGGTTAGGCGAACCTATATGCAGCCTAATAGGTAAATCAATTAGACTATTTAAAAATAAGCAACTCGTTAACAAACGATTAGACTACTAGCAGGATTAGTATTAGCTATGGAAATAACACAAGATCAATTTACAGCTAACCTGAATGCAATGCCTCAAGAAGCGCAGGTACAGGTCATAGAAATTATCGAAAACAATGAACCTCCTGCGCTGCAAGCGTTTGCTGCTAGCTTGGGCGTTACGCTTTCGATGGGTGAAGAGCCAATGGCAGAAGAGCCAATGCCGCAGGAGCAACCCTCTGTACTTGATGAAGTAATGGCAGAAGAGCCTGTAGCACCAGAGGAACCTGCCCCGGTAGAAGCACCTCTGCCAGAAGAGTCTCCCATGCAGGACCAGATGCAACAGTTAGCCCTTGGCGATCAGGTAGCCGGTATGATTGATCAGCCGGGAGCAGAAAATCAGACAGGTGTAGCTGATGATGTACCCATGAATGCAAGGGAAGGCGCGTACATTGTAAACGCAGCCGCTATTGCAAAGGTGGGTAAAAAGGACTTTGAAGAGCGCATCATTGAACCTGCTATTGAATACCTAAAAGAAAAAGAGGGTATAGAGATAGACAAAGCTAATATTACAAGGCCAGCACAGCAGGTTAATGGTGAGCAAAAAATACTGGCTTCAAATAAAGAGTACCATATTCCTCCAGAATTAGCCGAAGTGATAGGTACGGACCTGCTTGACAAGATTAACAAGCGTGGTGAAGCGGAGACAGAGAAGAAGTTGGAAGAGCAAAAACAGCAGCCCCAGCAAAAGCAGGAAGCCCCCATACGGGCTAGCATAGGAACTCCGGGAGGCATATCTAAAAAAAAAGTTGACCCAAGAGAAGAAGCAAAAAAAAAATTAAGGGTTAGAGAAAATGATCGTTTAGAAAAAGGAAAAGATACAACTTCTACAGCAGAAAAATTATTTAAAAAAGAAAGATTTTTAACAATTGGTTTCGGTCATAGAGTTGTTCCTAAAGAATCCTCTACACTGTTTCAAAAGCTTTTCAAAGTTTCTCCTCAAGATGCTTCACGTATAGTCAATGGAAAGCTTGCAATTACTAGAGATCAAGCATTAAAACTGTTTGATTTTGATTATGATACTAAAGAAAAAGATGTAATTAGGCGTGTTGGTGGCGAACAGGTTTATAGAAATTTACCTACAGAAGTTCAAGGAGTTTTTGTAGATGCAAACTTTAGAGGCGACTTTATAAAGACAGATAAAAAAGGCAGCATCGTCAAACAAGAGTGGGTTAAACATGCTCTTAACGGAGACTATGCAGCCGCTTCAGCAGAAGTTTTAAATCACGATGAACTTAAAGCTAACCCCAAAAGTGGAATAGCAAAGAGGTTGAGAGATTATAGCAAGACTCTTGCATCTTTTGCTGTAAACAGCCCACCCGAAGGAAGAACACCTCTTGCGTTAGAGAAAGCCCCTCCAGCGCGGGAAACACAGACAAATAATATTAGAGTTTCGCCAGAAAGCGTTAATAGAAGCTTTATGGCAGAAAGTCCCGATCAAGACCCAAGATTGCGGACACCCCCTGCAGCCACCCGTTGATACAACGGCCCTGCTAGACTAACCCAACTGCGGCTACCCCTCAGAGGCCCCGCAAGGAGGAAAAATGACTACCCAAGAACAGGAAAATCTAGGCCCCTATCGTGGCAAATATCGTTCTGAATTGAAGGATGATGTACAAGACGAACAGGCTACCCTAGAAGAAAGTGAAACTGAAGGCGAGGTTATTGATGATGAAACCATTTCCGTCTCTACAGAAGTAAAGACGGAGGAGCATGACTACAAGAAACGCTATGATGATCTCAAGAAGCATTACGATTCTAAACTCTACGAGTGGAAAGAAGAGCGTGAACAGCTTATGCAAGGACCGCAACCTATAGAGGAATTTCCTGAAGAGGATGCGGACATTGCAAACTTTAAAGAGAATTATCCTGACGTTTACAACGTAGTTGAAGCTATGACTACTAAAAATTCTGCAAAAGAAGTTCAAGAACTAAAAGAAGAGATTGAACGTCTTTCTGCAAATGAAGAGCAGTTACAAGCTAAAAATGCTTACCAAGCACTGTTAGCCCTGCATCCAGACTTCTCTGATATCAAGAAGTCAGACCAGTTTAAAGAATGGTTAGGAAAGCAGCCACCTAGTATTGCGGATGGAATCACCAAAAATAATAACGATGTTCAGTACGCCTCTCGCGTTCTAGATTTGTACAAAGCAGATACAGCTAGTACAAAGAAAACCAGAGGGCGTCCATCTAAGAAACAGTTAGAAGCTGCGGCAGAGGCTGTTACTCGGACTACCCCTGTTAACGTCTCTACTAATAATAGCGATGCTAATAAAAAAGTATGGACGACCTCAGAGATACGTAGACTCAAACCGCATGAGTTTGACAAGCTTGAAGCAGAGCTAGATCAGGCAAATGCGGAGGGACGTATCGTTAATGGCTAAACTTATAGAAAGGTAAGGAAATGGCTGTTGGTGTATCCGCCGGTTACGGTAATCTACCGTCCGGTAATTTCCAAGCCGAAATCTATAGCCAGAAGGTTCTCAAGTTTTTCCGCCGTGCGTCAGTTGTAGAAGACATTACTAACACTGACTACGCCGGGGAAATTGAGAATTTCGGTGACACGGTTCGCATTATGAAAGAACCGACTGTCTCCATTTCAGCGTACACCCGTGGTGCTGTGGTTACTCCGCAGGACTTGGCAGACGATGAAATTCAATTGACTGTAGATCAGGCTCAAGCGTTTGCGTTCAAGGTAGATGATATCGAAGAACGTCAATCGCATGTTAACTTTGAGGCGCTTGCCACCTCTTCAGGTGCATTCTCTCTCAAACGTAACTACGATAAAAACGTACTTCAGGCCATGATTGATGGTGCGGGTATCAAGGGTGCTTCTGGCTCCGTTGAAACCGACTCCAATCTTGGCACTGCAGGTACTCCTCATACGATGGATGGCAGTGATGCTGGTGATGAGGCTGTACATATCATTGCTCTTATGGCGCGTCATCTTGATCAAGCTGATGTTCCAGAGGAAAATCGATGGTTTGTAGCGCCCCCGCGTTTCTATGAAACTCTCTACAAAGCGGGTGCTAAAATTGCTGAAGTTCAGGTAACTGGTGACGATCAGTCCCCCATGCGTAATGGGATGCTGACGGCTCAGAAAGTTATGGGCTTCACGCTGTATAAATCCAATGCCCTTCGTCAGTCCGCTGATGCGACTACGACTACGGACATGGTATCCCTCAGTGGCGTTGCTTCGGGCGAGAACATTGTTCTTGCGGGGCATATGTCCTCAACGGCTACTGCTAACTCCATTGCTAAGACTGAAGTTATTCGTGATCCCGATTCCTTTGCGGATGTGGTTCGCGGTCTGCACGTATATGGCCGTAAGGTCATTCGTCCAGAAGGCTTGGTCCTTGGCATTGTTGACTACAGCTAGAGGAGGTATGAATTATGGCTACTTATGATCGTACTATTTCTGGCGGTGGAACCGTTGGTCATCCTTCGCGGATGCCCTCTCCTTATGTGGTCACTTCGCAGGTCCACGATACTGCCGATGGTGGTACTGGAGGAGACGTTGTACAGCTTGTAGACGTTCCTGCAGATACCATGATTGTTGCTGGTGCGCTTGAAGTTCTTGAAGCGCGTGGTAATGGTCAGATTACCCTAGACGTTGGTGTTACTGGTGGTGATGTAGACTGTTTTATTGACGGTTCTGCATGTGCCGCTGGTTTTACGCCGTTTCTAGAAGCTGCCGTTGGAGCCTCTGGTTCTAACGCTCGTATCTTGACAAGTGCTGACACGATTGACGCCCTCATCCTTGATGGTGGTTCAACTGGTGAAAGCGCACTTCGTTTCCGCGTTCACGTTTGCATGGTTGACATTTCGCGCAACCCGCTTACGGAAGCGGCCACGGTGTCGTCGGGTACGTAATCGTACTAAAGGTTTCTGTGGGGTTCCTTTTAAAAACCCCACCCTTCTTGCTTTGATGTGAACTGACGGAGGTACATATGTTTATCAAGCTACTGACTGAAGATGAAGTAAATTTTTGTCTGGACAAGATTGACCAGAACACGTTTAAGAATGGGGAAGATACTGCCCCTGATCTAGAGGACATAAAAAGTAACAAAGAATCTAAGAGTGTCCCAGACGAGGTAAGGAAGCTAATTACAGACAAGCTGTATGATACACACTATATTGACAGCGTGTATTGTCCTACCAGAGTATCAGTAAATTTTTACAACAAGTATCTTGAAGGGGATTACTACGATTTACACGTAGATGCTTTCAAGGCAAGGCCAAAATCAAACAACGTATTTTTTGACTACGGCTGGAGCATAAACTTAACAGATGACTACGAGGGCGGGGAGTTTACACTAGCAACTCCTGTAGGTCAGATAGGTAAGAAACTAAACGCTGGAGAAGCGGTAATCTTTCCTATCATTTACCCGCACGGCGTAGAAAAAGTTACTAAAGGATTTAGGCAAAATATAATTGGATGGATGTCTTCTAACGTATCTTACGAACAGTCTTTTATTTTGCAAAACATGTACGAAGTAAATGCCTATCTTATGAAAGCTCAGAAAGACATGTTTACAAAATCAACACTGGTTCAAACGTATTTAAAGAAGGCTTGGGGAATGTAAGGTGAAATTTCTTTTAGCAGCGGTACTTCTTTGTGTAACGGCAGGTTTTAGCCAAGCGCAACAAGCTAGCACTCTGTGTTTTCCAGTTGGCGCGCTTGAATCTCAGGCTGAAAAGCACGGAGAGTACCCTGCTTTTTCATTTAAAGATACTCAGTATAATATAACTTTTACCATGTACATAAACCCAGTTACCGGAACATATACATTGCTTGGCGTATCTGATCTAAACCGTGAAGTAGAATGTGTAGGCTCGATTGGAACTGATTTTAAACCTGCTGTATACGAGCCTGAAGGAGTAGATTCTTGACCTCAACACTATCAAGAGCAGTACGATTAAGAAATGCTGCAGTTGCGCTTGACGGCACGAGTCAGACAACTGTGTACACTGTTCCTGCAGGTCACGATGCTGTTCTAAAAAATATAATTATCTGTGAAACGTCAGGAAACGCCACTCCTGTAACTCTAGAGCTTACAGATGCGAGTGCTAGTGCTACCTATAAGCTTCTTGGTAGTAAGAGCGTGGCGGCAAATGATTATGTATTACTCGCTCTAGAATTAAACTTGAACGAGGGAGATATCATAAAGTTAACTGCAGGAACTGCTGACAGGATAGAAGCAGTGTTAACTATAGATGAACTCTTCTTAGCCAACCACAGTTAGGCAAGCCATGAATTATGTAGAACTAATCAACGCTGTTTTGTATGACCTCAACGAAACAACTATTGCAGAGACTGCTGCTGGCTTATCCGGCACACGGGGCGTACAGACTACAGTTAAAAAAGATATAAACAAAGCTATTCGCGATATTGATGCTGAATACATACAGTGGCCGTGGCACTTCCACAACGGAAGGTACACGTTGTTTGGCGGCAAGGGCAAATACAAGTATCCGGTAAAGATAGAAGTGTCCAGTGTCAGCGGAGGCTTTACTATTAACGAAATGATTACGGGGGGTACGTCCTCTGCGAAGGGTGTCCTGCGTAGGGTGCCGCCGCATGGAGGACATACGGACGAACAGTACATGCTGATTGAGCCTGTAGAGGGTGAGTTTCAAGCGTCCGAAACTCTGACAGGAGTATCGTCCACTTTTACGGCTACATCCGGTGACATTACTTTCTGCACGGACGTAGACTATGACAGCTTTTTCTTGCGCCCCCAGAACCTTATTCGGCAGGGAGACTTTGACAAGACCTATACTCTAGGTTCTTTCTGGGACAGTAGAAGCTCAGACCCTGCAGGAACAAGCACCTCTGGAACTCCTGCCCTTAGTAATTCAGTTAGTGGTAGAACGTATGCTTCAGGAGTTTTGCGGCTAAACGCTGGGTGCGTAGATCAGGCAATACCTACCGTAGAGAACAGGACGTACCGCATTACAGCTAGGATAGCCTCTGGAACTATCTCGTCTACCTCGGAAACACTAAACGTGTTCGCAGGGTCTAGCAGTGATAAAGACTCTGACTTATCTACTACCTTTACTATTACAAATGTTGGTGGTGGAGAGATCAAGACCGCTACGTTTACAGCCTCTACACAACAGACTTTTATTAGTCTCAGCAACACTGCTTCGCAAAACCTTGATGTAGATTTCGTAGAGGTATTTGAGGAAGATGCGTCAGCCACGCCCCTCAAGTACAAATCTTTTGAAGAGTATCACGAAGGTCTTGGGCGGCACCATTCTTCGTACAGGCAGAGCGAGTTTTTAGCCCTGTCTGCGCCAGATGACGGCTTCAATAGCCCTGACTGTGTGTACCGTGTAAGAAATGACAACTCATTTGGTATTACGCCTATACCTGAAAATACGCAGTATGACGTTCTTTTTGACTTCTACGACTCCTCTCCAGACCTATCCGTGTTTACTGATAAACCAAAAATACCTGTAAGATACCATGATGTAATTGTAGCGCGTGTAAAATACTACACGCATATTCTTAGGGGCAATGATCAGGCGGCACAGTTTGCGTTCCGCGACTATGAGAATGGTATTCGTAGAATGAAGACTGAACTGCTAAATCAAAAAGACTACATGAGAGCCGTTTAATGCCAGTACAAGCCTTTCCTGTAAACTGCGATGGCGGGTTAGTTCTCGACAAAAGTGTGTTCGTTGCAAAGCCCGGAGAAGCCATTACTCTGCAAAACTATGAACCGTCTGTGACGGGGGGCTATGCTAAGATAAAAGGCTTTAGCAAATATGATAGCAATCAGGTGACAGGCTCTGGTGGAATACTGGGAGTAGCTGTCTGGAACGACAAGGTTGTTGCGGCCAGAGATGCAAATGTTATGCACAGTTCAGGTTCTGGCTGGACTTCAATAACCACTGCCCGCTCTAGTGCTGAAAGGTACACCTTCTCAGTATATAACTGGACAGGCACTGAAAAGATTGCAATGGCTGACGGAGTTAATGACGCAGCCACTTACGATGGTAGCACATATTTAGCTCTTACAGGAGGAGCCGGATCAGGAGCAGGTACAAAACCTACGGCTCCTGAAGTTGTAGTAGAACACAAAAATCATCTATTCTTCTGCGGTATGACTAATAAGAGGCATCTTCTGCAGTTTAGTGCGCCCTACAGTGAAAATGATTTTAGTGCCGCATCGGGTGCAGGAGAGATATCCATTGGCGATGAGATCGTGGGGCTGGCTACTTTCCGTGAAACTCTGGTCATCTTCTGCAAAGACAGCATTTACAGACTAGCAGGTTCCAGTGTTTCAGACTTTGTTCTGCAGCCTGTCACACGAAACATTGGTTGTGTTTCGCGCTTTAGCATACAGGAAATAGGCGGTGATCTGATCTATCTTGCACCTGATGGTCTACGTACAGTTGCAGGTACTGAAAAGATTGGCGATACAGAACTAGGAACAGTTTCCAAACAGGTGCAGTCTAGGCTAAATGATCTTAGTGCTGTTCAGATATCCAATATCTCTTCGCATGTTATAAGACGAAAAAGCCAGTACAGGCTATATTACCCTACAACCTCTGGCACTGAAGCATCTTCAACAGGGCTGATGGCCGTTTTAAAGCGTAATTCTGAAACAGGACAAATTGGTTGGGAATACGCGGACTTAAAAGGCATTAAACCTATGTGCGCCACTCATGGAGATATCTCTGATGAAGAACAGGTACTGCACGGGGATTACGATGGAGGCTATGTATACAAGCAAGAATCTGGTTCTACACTTGACGGAACTAATATGGCCTGTATTTACAGAACTATCGACTATAACATGGGCGATGTTGGTGTACGTAAAAATATGCAGAGAATAGTTATCAACTACATCGGAACAGGAACAGTATCCTCTGTGGACATGAACCTTGAGTATGACTACGGCGATATACTTCTTCCCAGCCCTGCCCTGTATGACTTGCTAGACCCATCCGGGTCCGCGTTTTATGGCAGTGCGCTTATGGGTACAGCAGAATATGACGCAGCAGTATACACACCTTTGTACAGACAATCTGTAGAAGGTTCAGGATTTGCTGTTGCACTAAAATTTACAGATACAAGCACAAACCCTACCTATACTCTTAAAGGGTTTTCACTAGAATTTACACCGGGAGCTAGAATGTAATGGGTACAGCATACACAAAAACAAGCCCAACAAATTTTGTAGATGGAGAGACAATCAATGCGTCTGACTTCACTACCGAGTTTGATGCTATTGACGCCACGTTTGAAACGGGAGGCCATCAGCATGACGGTACAGATGGTGAGGGGGGAGCGATTGAGAAGCTTCTTA